TTTGAGACAATAGGCGTGGGCAGAAACATTTCAGAGTCTGGCCTTGGGTTGTCTGACGATGAGATCGAATACTTGCTGGCGAATGACATAGCGCGAGTGAAAGACGAGCTATCGGATGCTTACTTTTGGTTTAACGCCATGAACGAAGCGCGACAAGACGCGATGGTAGATATCTGCTTTAACCTTGGTTTGACTAGGTTGCGCGGTTTTGTAAAGGCTCTTGAGGCAATGTCGCGTGAGCAGTTTGACATCGCAGCAGATGAGTTCATGGATAGCCGTTGGGCTTCCCAAGTAGGTAACCGTGCGGTTAGAGTAACGGAGATGATCCGCACAGGTGAGTATCGTTAATGCCTTTACAAAAATACATATTTAACCCTGGCATCAATAAAGAGGGCACCGATTATACGGCGGAAGGCGGCTGGTTCGACGGGAACCTAGTTCGCTTTCGCAAGGGCTTGCCAGAAAAAATTGGTGGGTGGGTTAAATACATTACCGCTTCATTTAACGGAACAGGCAGAAAGCTTTTTGGTTGGACGGCCCTTGATGGTACAAATCTCTTAGGCCTTGGAACAAGAACAAAGCTGTATATTCAGTCAGACAGCAGCTACAGCGACATAACGCCTATACGATCAACTACCTCTGCTGGCGATGTAACTTTTGGCGCAACTGACGGCTCAAGTTCAATCAATGTAACTGACAGCAACCACGGCGCCGCTAAAGGTGACTTCGTAACTTTCTCAGGTGCAGCGTCACTTGGCGGCAACATCATCGCTGCTGTGTTGAATCAAGAGTACGAGATTGATTCGATTACGAGCACCAACGTGTATGTGATCACCGCCAAAGACACTTCTGGCGCCACGGTAACAGCCAACAGCAGCGACAGTGGCAATGGCGGAAGCTCAGTGGTGGGCGCGTATCAGATCAATGTCGGCCTTGATGTGTTTGTGAGCGGCACCGGCTGGGGCGCGAGCACTTGGGGAAGTGGCGGATGGGGTTCTACCAGTCCTCTTAGCTCCCTTAACCAGCTTCGCTTGTGGTCCATGGACAGTTTTGGCGAAGACTTAATAGCAAATGTGCGTTCAGGTGGTATTTACTACTGGGATACCAGCGCAAAAACGCTAGGCACAGACAGGGCGGTGAACATATCCGCTCTGACAGGGGCTAACTTTACGCCGACAGCCGCCCTTCAAGTTTTGGTATCCGACGTGGATAGACACGTCATTGCACTAGGCGCAGACCCAATAAACGACGCAGCAACTGCCAGAACAGGAACTATTGACCCCTTGCTTGTTGCTTTTTCTGACCAAGAGAACCCCGCAGAATGGTTCCCCACGGCAACCAACACCGCCGGTTCACTGCGCTGTTCTGCGGGATCACAAATTATTGGTGGCATTCGAGCAAGGCAAGAGACTTTAATCTGGACTGACGTGGCGCTGTACAGTTTGCAGTTTATTGGCGCGCCACTGACTTTTGGGTTAAATCTGATTAACGAGGGCGTGAGCTTAGTTGGACCCAACGCAGCTATAAATACGCCATCAGGCGTGTTTTGGATGGACAAGAAGGGGTTCTATTCTTACCAGGGCGCAGTTCAACCTGTTCCCTGTAGCGTCAGGTCTTATGTGCTGGATGACTTTAACGAAGCGCAGGCTTTTCAGGTCTTTGGTTTTGTGAACAAGCAGTTTGATGAAGTAGGTTGGTTTTACTGCTCCTCTGACTCAACTGTGATTGATCGATATGTAACGTACAACTATGTCGAGCAGACGTGGGCCATAGGCAATCTATCGCGTACTGCTTGGCTAGATGAAGGCATAGAAAGCTTTCCTCGTGCAACGGGCACTTCCAGTAGCAGCAACTATGTCTTTAGCCATGAAACAGGGTTTGATGATGAAGACTCGCCAATGGACAACGTGTTTATTGAAAGTGCCGACTTTGACCTAGGTGATGGCGAAGAGTTTCAGTTTATCCGCAGGTGCATACCTGACGTTAAATTTACGGGTAATTCCGGCGCTACACAGACCATGAACTTTGTTTTAAAAGCGCGCAACTTCCCAGGCGAATCACTGACTACGGATCAAACGACAGCGTTTACGGGAAACACTACTAAGATTGATACCCGTGCTAGAGGCCGACAAGCTGCTGTTCGCTTTGAATCAGATGACGATGGAGACACTGGTGATCGCTTAGGGGTTGGCTTTAGGATTGGTGGTACAAGGCTTGATCTACAGCCTAATGGTCGAAGATGAGCAAGATTTTACAAGGACGTTTGCCTTTTGCTCAGAACGGCGTCTCTGTAGACAGCGGCACGTTTAACAGAACAATACGGCTTCTGGAACTCAGTTTGGACTCGTTTGATCCAGATTCCACGCCGCAGTTCTCAAGGAAAGATAGAGACACGTTTAAGTTTAACGCTGGCGATGTGATTTGGAATACATCGATTAATACGTTACAAGTATACGACGGTGACGCTTGGATAAGCTTGTCCCAAGAGTTGCCATATGCGACTGACCCGCTTGAGGCGACAGGCCAAGTGGGCGCGGTCCAGGTAATAACCAACGGCAATATAGTAGTGAGTGTAGGTTCATGACAAAACTATGCCCTAGAGGTAAGGCTGCAGCTAAACGCAAGTTCGATGTTTACCCTTCAGCTTACGCAAATGCGTATGCCAGCAAGATATGTGCAGGCAAGATCAAAGACCCTTCTGGAGTGAAGCGTAAAGACTTCAAAGGGCCAAAGCCTAAAAACATGAATGGTGGTGGGTTTGCTGCTAAGCGGGCCAGAGTGATTGATCCGAGAGGGTTTAATGGCATGTTGTCCGGCAAGCGGCCAAGGACGAAGCTTACATGAGCTTGAAAGAATGGTTCGGCAAGGGCGAGAAAGGTGATTGGGTTGATATCGGGGCGCCAAAGGTAGACGGTAAGTTCCAAGCCTGCGGACGTGCTAAGGTGAAAGGCTCAAAGCGCAAGTATCCCAAGTGTGTGCCTAGGTCAAAGGCAAAAGCCATGAGCGAGTCTGAACGATCTAGCGCGGTCAAGCGTAAGAGATCCAAGAAGCAGGGGGTTGGTGGCAAACCGACTATGGTGAAAACTTTCGCGAAAGATGGCGGGCTTATCACAAAAAGAAACCACAGAGGATGTGGCGCTGTGATGCCTGATCGAAGAAAGAAAACAAGGTACTCCTGATGTTCAAACGTTATGCTCAAGAGTTTAGCAGCGGCGGTGAGGTCAAAGGCGGCAGGTCTAGGGCTGCTAAGCGTAAGCGCGAAAACCCAATACCGAAGACAACCAAGGGTAAATCTGCTAATTATCTGCCTACAAAAGAAGGCGCGGGGATGACAGAAGCAGGTGTAAAGGCCTATCGTAAAGCAAATCCTGGTAGTAAACTGCAGACGGCTGTAACAGAAGATAAGCCTACGGGCAAGAGGGCAAAGCGCAGGAAGTCTTTTTGTGCTCGATCTGCTGGACAGATGAAGAAGTTTCCGAAAGCGGCAAAAGATCCTAACTCAAGATTGCGTCAGGCGAGACGCAGGTGGAAGTGTTAATATGTCAGCAACCACAGAACAATTAAGAGAGCAATCGAAGCAAAGAACCCAAGAGATTCTTAATCAACCTGGTTCAATGCAAAGATTTGCTCCTAGCCAGCTACAGCAAATGAATCCTGGCCTAAGGGTTAATCCAGCCACTGCTCAGTCAGCGTTCCTTGGCAATATAGCCAACCCACTTGCCGGAGGCTTTCAACAACAACGTGCTCGTGGCGCCAACTATTTGAATTACGAAGCAATGCCATCAAACGTTGGCGGTCCCCTTACAGACCCGCAAGTTCCACCAGGCTACGTTCCACCTGGAACTCAGCCAGAAACCATTAAGGTTTACCCAGATGGCACGCCTGTCCCAGAAGAGACAGATGTTTTCGACCCGTCAGATATTGAAAGCAACAAAGATCAGTTTTTAATTGACATAAACCAGACCAGAGCGGAGCAAGGATTGCCGCTTTTTAAGACGTTTGACGAATACATTGCTAATGCCATAGGTGACATAGGAACTGGTTATATAGGCATGGCTGAAGGCGGTATTGCCTCAATTCACCCACAAGAAATGTTCTTGGGTGGCTTGATGTCGGCAATTGGCAGTGGCGCAACTGCTCTTGGAGGTGCTGCAACAAAAGGTTTAGGTAGTCTTAAAGACATTGCTTTGAAGGGCATGCAAAATTACAACAAAAACATGGCTCCGGCTGGTGGTATCGGTGCCCTTGGCGGAAAGCGCATAGAAGATATGACTCGTGAAGAGCTTCTTGAATACATCAAGAGTGGGGGTAAGTCTTCGGGTGGCCTTGGCGCAGATTTAAAATCCATAGGTAGCGGCATAACAGATATTGTTAAAGGAAGACCTACTGGTGGCACAGCCGCGTTAGGAGAGATGGGCGATTCATCAATGCTTTATGCGGACGGTGGCGACGTTAAATACCCCCGCATGAACGGCCCTATCTCTGGTCCAGGGACTGAAACATCTGACGATATCCCTGCCATGCTTAGCGATGGCGAGTTTGTTGTAAATGCTAAAGCAGTTCGTGGAGTAGGCAAGTTGGGTGGTGCCAATGGCTCTAAAGCTGACCAGCGCAGGGAAGGCGCACGCATGATGTATGCGCTGCAAAAAGCTGGTGAAAAAGCAATGAGGAAAGCGTAATGTCATTTTTTAGCGGTTCTACCAAGGAAGTCGAAACAGCCGTACCAACAGTTCAGCCTCAAGCTCAACAGCAATATTCTGATCCTGCTGTTGAGCTAACCTCCCGTCAGTTGATGGACCTGTATTTCAACCCCGAATACGGGATGATAAACCAGCAGATTCCAATCCCTGTACAGCAAGTAGCCGGTCTTTCGCCATTAGAAGTACAAGCACGCAACCTAGCCGGTGGGCTTGGCGGATTTGGCCAGCAGCTTTCTGAGTCGCAAGACATGTTCCGTAGGGCGGCAAGAGGATTTGACCCTCGCTCTGCTGGGGCATTTGCAGATCCACGCGCTAGATCTTTATATGAACAAAGCACCCGTGGTTATGACCCTCGCATGGGTCAACAATTCGTGGACCAACAAGCTCGTGCGATGCAGATGGGCGCTTCAAGAGATATTGGTCGCGCCCAAAGAGGTATGGGTCGAGAAGCCTTTTTGGCTCAACGAGGCATGATGGATGCTGCTAGAGCAACTGGCCTAGAAGCTGCCATTGGTCAAGCAGGGTTAGATACCGCTGGCCGTGACATTAGACAAGACATTTTGGCTTCTCAAAGAGGCATGGGCGCTGCTGGCGACAGGGCGGTTCAAGAGGCTCTTGTTGGCCAAAGAAGATTAGATGCTGCGGGACGCGGCATTGATCGCGACGTTGGCTCTGCAATGATGGATCTGCGTGGCGCTGAACTTGGTGCTGGCAGAGAGTCTCGCATTGGTCAAAGGGCTATGGGGCGCGCTGCCCAAGGGATTAGTGGACAAGTTGGCGGTGCTCAAGCTGGCGCCATGGATGCTGCTCAGCGAGCAAGAATGCAGACACAGATGGCGGGGCAAGATCTTCGCTCTGCTGGTCAAATGGGTAAAGCTGCCGCACTTCAAGGCATTGCGGGTCTTGCAGGCACAGGCGCTCAGTTCGATCCATCCTCAGTAAGCAGTTTCATGGACCCTTTCAATAGAGATGTTATTGAAGCTCAGCAAGCCGAGATTGCACGTTTAGGCGAACAGCAAAAGATAGCTGCTCGTGATCAAGCAGTTCGATCTGGCGCCTTTGGCGGCTCTCGCGGAGCCATAGCACAGGCTGAGATTGGTCGTAACGTCTTGCAGCAACAAGCTAAGACGGGCGCAGAGTTGCGCTCACAAGGCTTCCAGCAGGCACAGCAGGCCGCACAGCAGGCGTTTGAGCAGTCCCAGGCTCGTAGGCAGCAAGCTGCACAAATGACCGGCTCTCTGGGTCAGGCAGGCGCACAGACGGGTATCAGTGCCGCACAACAAGCAGCGAACTTAGGGCTGAGCGCAGAGCAGTTGGCGCAGCGTAGCGCGCTTGAGGGCGGTCAACTTGGCCTTAGTGGCCTGACTTCTCAAGCAGACATCGCTCAACGCGCTGCACAGATGGGTATATCTACCCAGGAGTTGGCCGGTAGGCTTGCTCAACAACGAGGCCAGTTAGGTCTTCAGCGGGGCCAATCTCAAGTTGATATTGCAAGACAAGCTGCAGACTTAGGCATTTCTACTCAAGAAATGCAAAGCAGAATAGCTCAGCAACAAGGTCAAATGGGTTTGCAATCTGGTCAAGCTCAAGCTGATATTGCTCAACGCGCCGCACAATTAGGCATGTCTGCTCAAGAATACGCTGGCCAGATGGCGCAACAGCGTGGCGCTCTAGGATTACAGGCGCAGCAAGGCATTGGTGGTCTAGCGGGACAACGCGCAGATATCGCCAGAGGTATCGGATCTCAGTTCCAATCTGCTCAACAGCTTGGCTCTGGAATCTTTGGAGATCAAATGTCTCGCATGCAAGGTGCCGCAGGAGGTATGGACAGACTGTCTCGCGGCGCATTTGGCGATGCATTAAGTGCCTATCAAGCTGGACAGCAAGGCATGCGTGCAGGCGCTCAAGGCATTGCAGGTCTAGGCCAGCAAGGCTTCGATATGCTTACTAGCCAGATTGGTACGACGGCTGGATTGGGAGTGACTGGTCGAGGCGTTCAACAACGCGGACTTGATGCTCAATACAAGGCTGCTACGCAGATGGCTGATGAGCC